CATAAACTCTTTATTTTGTTTTGCTCTATATCTTATCGTACTATCTGGTATATGACAACCAAATAACATGTCACTATGTCTGCTTGCTTCTCTAGCATCATGAAAATATATATTAGTGTCAATATGCTTTATTGGTAAAATTTTAGCAATTCTATGTTCTCTTTTATGACACCATCCCATTTCATATCCGACCTTAAGAGTGTCATATATAATCTTTTCAGACTTATGAAACTTATTTTCCATATCCACAACAGTAACTTCGGGATGCTGTTCCCAATACTCACACATCTCTTTGACTATACCATTCTTATGAATTAAATTCTCTATTAACTCCCAATTAACATTATTAAAATTAATGATATTTGCAAGTTTTGAATTTATGATGGATTCTTTAATATAGTTAAACTCTGAAATCTTAGCATTGATTACAATATAATTAGAAACTCCTTGATTTAATGCAAATTGTTTTTTATACTCATCATTCTGATGCTGTTCTTCTATGGTTCCCCAAGTGTTAGATGTCTGTATATAATGTTGGCTACCGTGTACCTCGACAATCGTATCATAATCTTCAAGATAAAAATCATATCTCTTTTTACTATCTGGAAATGTGAATTCTTTCTTAAACTTAATATCCTGTGAATCAAGCAAAGCACACATAATTCTTTCACCAATAGATACAGAACTTGCACATATATGACACGAAAAACCATTAGATACAAGAATGCTTATCTTTTGATGTTTAATACCCCCACAATCAGGGCATCTTAAATCAATTTCAATATTAGATGTAGCCGTGTACTTGTATTCATCACCATTTATGAAATATTTGACAAGCTCTGGATGTGTTGCTGCAACCGAATTAATTTCAGGAACAACAATGCTATGATTGCAACATGCACACCCCTTACCGACATTTGCAATTTCATATCCCTTTAACCAATGTCCTTTTGCTGGATTTCCAACCCTATATCCATCTTGACATTTATATCCACAAATATTGCACCTATATTGATATTCATATGTCCTAGTTAATTTTCGCTCAGCAATGATTGTGATGTCTCTTTTGTCATCAACAATTCTATTACCAACATTATATCTAACTATGTTACACTTCATAAATAACTCCAATCAAAATGTTACTTACAAAATTTACCACAAAGTTATCTATGAATTATAACATAGATTAGAAAATGAACAAAGAGGGACTGTGAGAATTCACAATCCCTCCATAGATTAAACTAAAATATAAAAATTATTCCTCTGCGACAATAATATCAAAAAGTGTGGCGTTAATCTCATCGCAATAATCTTTGTTCAGTTGGAGGCTGAAGGGGTGCTGACCAGTAGAGGTAAGAGCAATCTCGATGGACTCGGGGTTGAGCTTAGCCTTTGGCATCACAATCTTACCAGAGTAAACGACGTTCTCGTTACAAACGTCACGGAAGATAACGTAAGCAATGGCAGAGCAAGTCTCTGGGAAGTTGGTTGCGGAGTTGTGAACTCGAACAGCGCTCTCAGCCTCATAGGTATACTCTACAAAAAGCTGACCAGTGAAGCCAGTGGGAGGGATAATCTTATTAGTGGAAACCTGAAACTCGGTCGCAGAGGCAGCAGCACCAGCAGTAAAGGTGCGACCGATACCACCATTCACAATCTCATATGCATACCTGATTGACGCTGCGTCATCAGGGGTATGAGTAAGAGCGACGCCACCAGCTGCGGTACCGGCAGTAAAGGTTAGAATGTCATAGGTATAATCAGTAATGGTAGAGCCAGTATCGGCAACTTCCTTCTTGGTACCATACTGAGCGGCAGCAAGGTCAAGAGAGAACAGAGCGTTGTTGGCAGTAAACTCAGCAGCCTTGGCGCGATACATGGTAGTAATACGAGAACCAAGCGCGTCAGTGACCTCCTCGCCCTCAGCGGTGCAGTTTAGAGAAGGCTCGGCAATCTGAGTAAGACGGCAAATCATGCTGCCATCAGTAAGGTCGTGTAGAGTAAGTGAGCGTACACGGTCTAGAACCACTCGCAATTAATCATATATTTTCATATATGGATAGACTATATCATCAACCAATATGGTTGCGCCGCACTTCGATTTAAGGGAGTCTCACCCAGCAAGGAGTTTCACCTTGCCCCTACTTCTATTGCTGAATTTCACAGCCCAAAGGAATAGTCGTTTGACAACTATAATGTATGATTTTTGGTAAAGTTTCCTTTGCCTCTATGTTCTTCAAAAGTTAATATTTCTAGATTCGATAGCTTATTGTTTGTTCTGTTTCCATCTTTATGATGTACTTCTTTATTCGTTATATCTCCAAGAAAACATCCTGCCAAAAGCCTATGCAATTTATATCTATTTCCACCGGGATTTCCGCTTCCATCAACCCTCATTAAATTAACATCAACTTCTCCAATGTCATCAATTCTTGTTGATAGTCTATGAAGAATTAATCCATTATTCATCAAATAATATTTATTATTTGTATCAGGAATAGAAGTCAAAAGATTATTTGTATTATTAAGCTTTTGTATATTTTCTTTCTTAAATTTATTTATATTAATACGTTTTCCATCAACCATAATTCTAGTGGTATTTGGAGCTATTGAAGTATAAACAACCCCATTTGTATCAATATAATATCTACTATGAATCTCTTTGAAATAAATACTAATATTTCTAATATCGTAAATCATAATCATACCTTTTACTATTATTTTTGTTTATAATTTTTGAAAATCTATAATTGCACAGGATTATCATATGGCAATGCCACTTAGACTTCCCCTGTTAGCACATCAACAATATGTCATTTCCTACATATCCTAATCGTCTGATGCACACCCAACATATGTTGGTTCACGGCGTTATTCAATATACATCACTGCATAAGGGAGCTGATTTAGACCGTTGTCAACTCGTTAATGTTAAGAGCCATAATAATTTCCTCCTTATTGTTATAACAATAAAAATTTATATATAACCAGTCTCAGACAAAAGCAACAAATTTACAAATCGCCTGTCAAATAAAGAACTGCCTCGCTATAGCTCAGCAGTCCAGTCCAACCTAGTGCGGTCAACATCCTTGAGACTAGCGAAACCAGAATAGGCACCTTGCAACAGCAAGGTAGAATCCTGAATCTTATTTGCCCGCTTTATAGCATCCAAGAACATATTGACGGGCATATCCCAAATCCTCTCGTCACCAACCATCCCGCACTTGACGGTCAACGCTGACACAAGAGGCTTCAAAATACTCTTATACGGTTTCTTAGCAGCCATCATGGCCTCGTCACGAGCATCCTCAATCAAATCAAGTCTGGTTCTCTCGTTTCCGGGAATCTCATTGTTCCTCTTTAGGCCATGAATCTTTCTGACAGCTTCCACCATGCGCATATACACAACCCTGTCAATGGTGACATCGTGTTCCGTATCGTATAGCACGACCTGATTATTCGTTGTGTCTGTACATGGAACGAAGTCCCCAATATCAATGTTCAGAACAAGCTCAAGAGGGTTGACCAGCATATCCTTCAACATGTCATCAGTGAACATCTTAAGCTCTTCCTCATACTTGTCGGGATTTTCCTTAAGCTCTCGATATATCCTCTTCTTGCTCGACACAACCTGAGAGGTGAACTTGATGAACAAATCATAATCATCAATCTTGGTGTAGTCCATGCCGAGATAATCATTGAGCTGCCACTTCAAATCTGCTCCGACCGCACACAAGGTATGCACGGCACTGAAATATCTCTTCTCCCCGAAGTCGGCAATCTGTCCTATGGTAGGCTGCTTAACCGTGATATTAGGCGTTATCTGTATGTCAACGCCCCTATATATCTTTAACTCATCAAATTCATAATCCACAATATTCACACCTATTTCGCAACTCAAAATTCAACATATGTCTCGTTTATATCATTCCACGGAGCACAGGGAGTTGTTCAGGTCTGTTGCCTTGAACACAAGTGTCCTATACAGATAGTCCTTCTGAAACGAACCCTCCACATTGCTGACAAGAGTCAACTTGCCAAGACCAATGTCATCTCTGCCATTAAGCTTCTCGTCAATAAGACGTGCAAGATAGTCGTTCCTGTTCTCGGTAACCTTTGGAATGTTGTCAACGTTCATGTGCTTCTCATGAGATATAATCCATATCTCGATGGTAGGGGAGACATATATGCTGCTTGAGTTGTTGTTATATCCATACGATTGTGGAATGTGAACCTGAACGGTCACGAATGTCTGAACGTCGTTCATCGTATTTGGATTCTGATTGTAGTTGAAGATATGCGTGTTCACAAGCTTCTCGCCAACGTCACCCTTGTCGCATCCAATCGCATCTACTATCGCTTGGTCCTTGATGAACTCCTTGATAATCTTGTTCTTCGCGAAACCAACTATAGAGCTGTTAGCCATAACTCATCACCTCGCCCTATAGCAAAGACTTGACGGACAGCAGCAGAGACGATGGATATCTGTTCCTGTCATCAGTCAACGTCAGTTTGAAATCCTCGTCTATGAACCTGTCATCGTCAATGGAAATCGTAATGCTGTTGTCATTGTATCGGATGTCAAGGAAGTCGATAAACGGACATATAAAGCCCCATCTTGGAATCACGTTCTCAACCTCATCACCATTCTCGTCAAAGAATCTCGCGATGAACGTCTGAGGATTTCCGCCTGATTTGATAATCGTGGTATCATATCCAATTACCGATTTGGATACATAATCCTCATCACCTGTGTCAACCGTCAAATCATCCTTGTCTTTATAGTCACATATGCCCAGCTCCAAATTGTCCTCATCATAGTCAAGAGCACACTCCATCACGGTTACCCTTACGATTCCCTTCTTACCATAGTTATATGTGGTAGAATCGTTCTGGGTGACGATGAACGTGGTCGGGTGCTCATAGTCCTTGTCAAGGAAGAATCTCTGAGGACTCTTTAGAACAACCGTATTTTCGTCACACGTCATGGTGAGCATGTGCTGAGACGAGCCGATTGTGAACTGAGCGTTCGACTGCTCTCCTGAGTTGTACTGCGTCGTGTTTGAGTCGTGAACCGGATACTCAAGTATAGTTCCGTCCTTCTTCTGCCATTTCAGAATCCAGTTGCACAGAGTCAATCGACCCTGCCAGTGAACATCATCTATGTTGAACGACTCGGTACACAGATAATATTCGTCATTCTTGGAGTCATACAGTGTATCTCCTACGATTACGGGATAATCAAGCGTGGTCTGAAACCTGACTCGAACGCCATTTGCGGCAGAGTATTCCCGCTTGAAGAACCTGATGCGCAGGGGAGCGGCATCTGCATAGTCTTCGGCCTTCATCTTGCCAAGCTCCCACATGTACACTCCAAGGGCGCGTGAGGCATCATCATCGAACACCTCGTCAAGCAGCTTCTTGCTGTTCCATATATGCTCTTCGCGCAGAGAGCTTCCACTGATGCCCATCTTGCGCCTAAACCTATCAAGACTGTTCATTGTGATGCATCACCTCCATATATATCTATTGATATCATTTATGCATCTCGAAGAACCCACCACTGGTCAGTTCCGGGTACAGAAGTGTTGCCAACTCGCTTGCTCACGTAGACTGGACCTTCTGCGTCTGGATAGTGACAAAGCTCACCTAGGGTGAACGAGTCCTCTGCGTGGGTCACGGTGTGCCAGATTCGGATTCCATCAGGAGCTAGGTCGATGAGAGTGTATAGAGACTCGGTACCAGTACCGGGCTTATAGGTGGTAGAAGTAGTGGAGTTGATGTCCTGTGCCATGCGGTAATACTTACCATCATAGCGACGAATCCAACCCTTCTTATACTCCTCACCGGCAACGAAGTCCTTGATTAAGTCACGAACGTCAGCAATCTCAGAGTTTTTAAGCTCAATGGCGTTGACGTACATGGTGGCGACTGCGGCTACAGCGGGGTCGGTCTGAGCACTCTTAGCAGCACTCTGAGCACTTTCAGCAGCATTCTGTGCAGCCTTAGCCGCATTCTGGGCCTCCGTGACAGCGGCATTCATAGTGTCAACATTCTCATCGACATCCGCAAGCTTCTGAGTCACAGTGGCATTAAGAGACTCTAAGTTCTTCTCTACGGACTCGACAACATCAGACACCTCGGTGCTCAGCTCACGAGACGCACGGAGACGAACGGCATTGCCAGACTCCCATACGCCGGTAACCTCATAACCAGCAAAGGATGCGACGACATCCTCGCCATTATCATCGAACACCTGTAGCGTCTGACCATCGAGAGCTGCTGCGGCTGGAACCGTGGTGTTCATTAGGGAGAACTCAACCACGTCCTTTCCGGAAAACACCCAGCCAGCAACATCAATAGTGTTTAGCTTCATGTGCATCACCTTTTTTTTTGTTTTTGTCATTTTAATAAACAACACACAATCAAATTACAATGTCTTTCTTTCGTATCCGTCACTGAACGAGATTCCGCTCTCCTTATACGTCATCCAAGCATATCGAGACAACAAAGACTCGTTTTCCCACAGATATGTCTTATGCATCGCCATGAGCTTGTCTAACATGTTGGCGGAGCTGAACGAATTGAAATCTGTCGAACTCAGAGACGACTTGAGAAGGGTGGGGGTTCTTATATACGTCGAATCGAGATATTCAAGAAGAAGATAGTTCCCCAGAATCTCAATCTCAATATTAGACAGCTCCTCATCAAAACTCCCCGTCTCATCATCTCTTTTGCTCAAGTCCTTCCGACAGACGTGAAATCTCGCAATTGCCGGAGCAAGATAATCATGTAGGCACTCCTTTACCTCATCGTCCGACATCAGCGTGATTTCCCAACTTCTGAACTTCGGAAGAACGTTGTCATAAATCTGTTCATAAGTTGTACCCATGATTACTCACCTATCTCATTTTTTATAGTTTATAGCTAGATTTCTAAAGCAAAGAGAAAAGACACTACTAAAGTAGTGAAATCAAGTCGATGTCAAGTCGCTTCTCAATCGCACGAATGACGACGGCATCAGAAAGCTCTCCGTTGGCAATCATGTCCTTAATCTTGTTCACGATAGAGGACTTGAGGCTGTTGGACCTTAGCGAGGAGAACTTGTCAAGAACGTTCGCGATGTTGTCCTTTGTATAATTGGATGCGTCCATGAGATAGTCATGCTGCTCATAGTAACGCTCCATGCCGAACTTCTTGATTACTCGCTCATCACTTGGCTTTACGCACATGTCCTCGAAATAGCCGCGAGAGTTGCGACGCATTCGCTGAATGGCCTCAACCGTCATGTACTCGACGTCACCGGCGTTATCCCACTCATAGCGGTCACCTGTGGCCTTGTCATAGTAGCTTACGTTCGGGATGAGGGCGACGACCTCAATCTCTTCTTTGTCATCTAGCTCTTTAGCACTTGTTGCATCGTTCTTCTTTGTAGTCACGCTCTTCTTAGCTGCCTTTGCGGGAGAGGGGGCAGAAGCCTCGGACTCGACCTCCTTGGTCTCATCATTGACCTCTGCCACATCCTCAATGACCTCATCGGCAGTCTTAGCCTTAGCACGGGTTGGCATAAGCTAAACCACCTTTCTATAGCATATCTGTTAAGGTATATAACCTTAATTATTTAATTTTAATCTATGAATCTAAAATGCTTGTGTCTATGGGTGTTTTGCTTACTTCCTTATCCACAAGCATAGAAGCGACATCGGGGCGAGTTGTCCATAAGTCGGTTTTGCCTTTGTTTACTCTGGACATTTATAACACCTCCAATGTCGCATATAAATTTAGTTACTTAAATAACCTTAAATTAAGATTAAATTAAGACTGGAAGCTATATTTTCCAAAATAATTCGGGAGGACCATCCCAAGCCCCATCTTGGTCTGAAGCTGAATGTCAACGGACATGTCATTGTGACCCTTGCCGTCAAGAGACTCAAAGGTACGAGTGTCACCAATATACTCAAGCTTGATTGGCTTGACATCAGAGCCAAGAATGAAGATGTCCTTATCGGAAAGAGCAAGCTCAAAGGTACCGCTCTTTAGGGTCTGGGGAATAATCATGAGTCTATTACCATCCCACTCGCCGATAGAACCAGTGGAAGCCTTGGACTCCTTCTGAGACTGAGCGAACTGATTCTCAGGAACGACAGCAGCGAGCTTACGAAGAGCAGCCTTGGTACCGGCAAGAGTCATGGAACCATAGCCACCAGCGGCCTGAACGAGGTCAACGAGCTTACCAAGAGCATCCTCGTCGTTGCCGGTTGCGGTGAACTCGGCGGGAACGGAGTTGGAAACACTCTGGAACTGGGCGTAGATACGGTCCTGAATATACTTGTTAATGGACTTGTTAATCTTGTCCATCATCTTGTCAAGAGTGGTGATGCCAAGCAGGAAGCGCTCTAGGTCTTCATAGACACGGATGAAAATCCACTCAGAAGGAAGAGTGAACTCAGAACCCATGTCGATGAGCTGACGGTTGGTATCCCAGTGGTTACCGGCAAAGCGAGCCACGGTGAGCAGACCACCCTCAGAATAGAATGCGGTCTCGTCGCCAAGAGCACGGTTCTTGAACTCAACGAACTGCTCAACGAAGGGAGAGTTCATGATGTTCTCGCCAATGGCAGTGGTGACAATCTCCTCGACAATCTCGAAGATTGCAATCTTGTTACGACGCATGGCCTGATAAAGCGTCAGACCACCAAGAATGTCGTTGTTGATGGTGTCGCGTAGGTGCTGCTCAAGGTCGCGCTTGGTAACGCCATCAGCGAGAGAATACTCGTTGCGAGCAAGGTCTAGGGCAAGGCTGAAAACCTGTGCCTCTTCAGTGCTAAAATTAGTCTTAGGCATAATAATTTCCTCCTTACCTTTCAATTATCGAATAACGCGAAGCTCGAAAAGCTCAGCGCTTGTACCATAGGTGTGTGCAGCCGTCACAAGGGTGCCACCCATCATGCGCTTACGCATAATCTTCAGATAGCTGCCAGAAGCAGGCTCAGAATCCTCAACCTTGAGCTTACCGGTAGCGGTATCAATGGTAACAAACTTACCAACAGCAGCATTGGACTTGGTATCAGTAGTGAAACCATCCTTGGTGATACCGAACTCATCGTTAATCATGAGCTGACGAACACGGAATGGAGTGCCAGCGGGAATGACGAACTGGTCACGACGCTGGTTGGTCATACGAGACTCATCGGGGTTCCAAGCGGGCTGGTCAACGATTACATAGTTGTTCTTCTCGGGAGTACCCTTGACGAACTTGTAGATGTGGGTCTCACCCTCAGCAAGGTCGCCGAGGCCACCAACCATACCGTTCTCAATGACCTCAGTAGCAACGCAGTCGAAGATACGAGCAGCGCCACCTGTGGATGCCATGTTAATTGATTCTACGATAGCACTCATAGCAATTTCCTCCTTAAATTAAATATAATGCCAATGCATTCCACCAGTTGTTTCTCGTATTCCACGACAACAACGAGACACATTGACCGGATTATATCCTTCTTTTTCAACATCTTTTGTTTTGGTATATATTTTACCAGTTTCTTCGCACATTACTGATTTACACTTTTCATAATGAGGTCTATAATCGCACAAACCAGCTTCGGCACAAGTCTTTAATTTAGCAATCACACTACTAATATGCAACGACAATTCCTCAGCTATATTTTGCGTACATTTCATTCCGCTATTCCATAAATCACAACACATCATTGTTGTAGATGTCATAGTAAAACAAAAACATTCGTTCCAGTCAATCATAGACAAATCAAATAATGTACTCAGTTCACTATCTAAAATAGAATTCTTAACATAATCTAATGTAGAATATCTACAATCAAGTTGAACATAATGTTTGACACCATGTGACTTTGCAAGCTCTGCCTTATATTCATCGTTCTCTTTTTCTTCTTCGTATGTTCTGGCTCTATTATGCAACATATTAAATGAATGTCCATAATGTTGAATACCATTTGCCTCACAAATTAGACTCATGGATGGTATATAAAAATCATACATTCTATTCTCAGACCACTCAGTTGACTTGTTATATACAAAATCGCATCCAAGCTGTTTGAACATATTATAGAGAAACTTCTCAGAAAAGCTCATACCATCGCCACAACTCTTACAAGATAGACCAAACATTTTAACTTGGTTGATTTGCTCATTTACAATATCTCCGCAATTCGGACAAACCCAATCAACATGCTGGCTACCAGTTGCAAAATATTTATATCCGTCTTCTGGATTAAGCAACATCTGAGCAAGCTCTGGATGCGTTGTCCACATATCAGTCTCCCCAACAAACACCTTACGATTGTTACAATAAGGGCAATAATCGGGGTGATGATACATATCTACAGGAGCCTTCTTATAAACATGCTTTTCATTTTTATGACACTGAAACAATATTGGCTCTCTAGAACCCTTATATTTTTCCAGTGGTCTATCTTTTATTCCACGTTCTTTTAGATTATCTAAAAACTCTTCATTAGTTAGTTTGCCCATACAACAATCATTCCTTCGAAACCTTTAAGACTATGAAATAAGATATGTCTCTTTGTCCTGTTTCCAAGACTCAAGAGCATAATCAAGCTCCTTATTTCTATTGAACAAAAAGACAAGGAACCCCTTGGCATCCTTGTCGCAGTCAATATGATAAAGCTTGCATCCATGGTCTATCAGATAGTTAGCGAGACGCTTTCCCTTGCAAACAAAAGTCTTGGACATCAGAAATCACCCAGACCAAGGCTAATAGCGTCTCTTGATGTCACCATACTTGGTCTTGACATAACCATCTGGGGTATCGTCGTCGCCATCATTGATAATGCCAACGGCAGGGGAAGATGGGTTCTTGCTGAAATTGGTCTTGGCGGCACGAACGTTCTTGACATAGAGAACGGCGCACTCCTTCTCAATCTCATCAACAGAAAGCTCGTCCTTCTTGTCCTTGATTGCAGCAAAATCAGCGCTCTCACCAAGGGTGTCCTCGTATTCGGCGAGCTTTGCGTCCTTGGCGGCATTAAGCTCATCGGCTGCACGCTTCTCGTTTGCGGCGACATACTCGTCATACTTTGGCTTAATCTCATCAAGCTCAGACTTAACAGCAGAGTAATCAGACTCTACGCTCTCGATTCTCTCAGAAGCCTTCTTCTCGATTGAGGCAATATGCTCGCCAAAGTCAAACACATTAGCAGGAGCGGGGGCACCATCCTCATAGTTCTCATAGCGAACCTTCTTGCGAGTCCCGCAAGCAAAGTCAAGAACGGGCTTGTCTCCATCCATAGTATACGGGATGCCATAATAATGATAGTTGTCCCCACGGTCAACGACGATTACCTCATCATCCTGAATGTCTACGGCATAATAACGAGGCACGTCATCTCCCCAATAGTCCTTGACGGTCTCCTGAGAGGCAACGATATTGGCAATATCCTCAAACTGCTGCATCATGGTATTGGCAAAGTCAGAAGCGGGCTGTGCGTCGTCGTCAACAACATCCTCAGAGAAATCAGTCTTGACATCCTCAATAATCTTATCATCCTTAATATCCTCGGGCATATTCCTTACACCTCCTTGCACATTCTGTTCATTCATAAGTTTTGCAAAAACAGTAAATTTATCATTTAATTCACTACGAATGTTTTCAGAAAAATCATCCATAGAAAAATTAACATCATTAATCTTTACATTCGCGTTCTCCATGGCGGGCAAAGTTTCAGAACCTAAAATCGTGCATCCATAAAATTTAAATGCAGTGAAATGGAAAAGGCCATCATTCTCATCGTCATAACCATCTATAGAGTTCACCGCAAGCTCGATGCTCTGGGCTTTCTCAGAATCACGTTTAAGAATACCCGTAGCATCACTAAACTTTTCCCACATAAGAGCATCGACTTGAAGCGTCTCAACTTCACGGCCAGAATCCGTTGTCTTTGTAATGAACCTAGGAGAACAAGACTCTGGCACAATGCCAAAAGCCGCTCCAATATACTTGTTTTCAACACCGTTCTCTGTTCTTGTCAACACATACTCATGACCTTTAAAGTCATTCTCTCTGGTATACTTATCGTATTCGATATACCCAAGAATAGGAGTATTCTTAATAGAGTCGATGTTTTCTTCGATAACTTCTTTTGAGAAATAACTACCATTATAGTTTTTTCCAACGTTCATAACATCGACTGTAATCTTCAGAAATCGAGTATCATTATCTGACACTTCTCCATCAATTGAAAACGTCGAATGCAAAGAGGCAATCTTATTTTTATCCATCAAATTACCTCACTAAAACCTAACAGAACAAGCACTTGTCCTTAACTTCCATATACAGCTCAAGATTCTTGTCAATGGTATCATCATAGATGAACACATACTTCCCATCACGACAGTCAATCATGCGAGAACCATGCCCCTCAAGAAACGTCGCAATCGAAAGGTCATTGACAACAAACTCATTGATATCATCTAACATTTGTTTCTTCATCTCTAGCCCTCTCGCCTTCTTCCGAAATAACTCCGCCCTCTTCCTCAACGGTCGGTCTTCCGCCTTCGCTCTCCTCGTCAATTGCCTGAACCTCGGCAGAGGCATTATATGCGGACTGAAGCGGCAGGAGATTGTTATGGAAGTCAAAGATGTCCTTGCTCACGATATAGGAGCCAAGAGTCCTCGATGGGGTCATGTCAAGTGATGCAAGCCATCTGTCAATCCCAACGCCCATCGCAGCAGACTCCTTGTATCTCTTCGACACCGTGTCTCTGTTGAACACCGTCATGTCAAGAAGATAGAACGCGAACTTGAACGTCGGCTTGTTGAACTTCCTGAGCTTTATATATCTGTTGACCCAACGCTCGAACTGACGATACACGTCATATACGAAACCCGATGCATTCTCGACCATATATGTCATGGCCGTAGCGGTGCTGCTGCTGTTGAACAGCTCGTTGCTCACACCGGCAGAGTTGTAAATCTCATCAATCGCATCTGACACGTTGTTTCTAGTGTTCGTAGAGTCCTTGAAGCTAATGGCCTCGCCCTTCGAACCAAGAGTGTGAATCATACCGATGTCATCGCTCAAGCTCTCGCGGTTAATCTCTGCGAAGATGGAAAGCGTGTCAGGAGAGAGCAGAGGCTTATCAACGGTTGTCTCATCAATCGGAACCTCGACCAGAATCGCCTTGTAATTGTCCGTCCTAGCAGACTGAAGCTTCAACTTCTTGTACGTGTCCAAATCGAAGATATCCTTAATCATATTGATTAGCATAGGATAGGGATATGTCCACTGAGAGTTCATCTTGACGCAAATCTGCTTGTCGGCAGGAGGCAGGTACCACTGACCAATGTTGCCATCGAGATAGTCTGCGTATGCCGTCTGCACATAGTCTGGATATGCGTCAAGCTCCTGTGGTTTGATTCCAGACAGGTTTATCCTGAAGTTGTACAGGCCGTCTTGAACCTGAAACAGCTTGCAAAGCCTATAGTCCATCTTCTGCAAGAAGAAGTCGGTTGAGCTTTCGACAACCAAACCATAGTACACGTCCTGATAGGGGAGGGTGCGCATGATTTTAGAGAATTCGTGCTTGAGATGCATGTTCTCCAATCGTGCAGCAAGAGTGCCATACTGCTTCTTAATAGTCTCGACATTGGCATTGTCACGAACATCATATAGGTCAATCCACCAGCAGAACAGGGCCATATTGGCAAACAGGCTGTTCAGACGATAGTAATGTGGGCTGATGTGCATAAGAGTCTCTGATGCACGAATCAAAGTCCTCCAACTGTTTCTCGGATGTTCCATTGCTCTTTGAACATCCTCAAGCTTCACCTTGCCAAGATATCCGGTCTCGATAAGCTCTGAATTGTTCAGGATGTCCTTGAGCATGATTCTCCTGAAGCCTGAGAAATCGACCTTGCCATCGTTGAGATTCTTCTCGAACTGAGCCTCGTCTGCCATCTGCTGCTCTGGGCTATATAAGACGGCATACTTCTTATCCTTGTTGTCTGTAAGTTCTGGCATCAACTCACCTCCCTCTATCAATACATCATCGGCTTATGATTAAGTTTCTTCATCTTGCTTGCATAATCATTAATGTCAAAGGAGCTTTTTGGCTTGCGAAGAATCTCACGCTCCAACTGACACTGAACCCAATAGTTATATGCCAGAGAGCTGTACCGGTCCTTGCGCATCCCAGTTCTTTCCTTTATTTTTATGTTCGTTCCCTTGACCTCGTATTCTAGCTTTGTAAGCTCGGTCACGAGAAGTGATGTCTGGATGTAGGGCATGCGATACTGCACCTGCTCATATGGCAACATCTTGTTGAAGCCTTTAAACTTCTTTTGCAAGATGTCCTCAGCCTCAACCTCATTGGCAAGCAGATTAATCTTATTGGTCTTGAATCCGTTTCTCAACATTATGCAGATATCATTATTAAACGTAGCGCTACCCTTTATCGACCAGATTACCTTTGGAGCATTGTCAACCTTGCATCGAGCAGCCATATCCTTGTCATTTCGACAAGACAAAGCCGGATACAACTCTCCGGTCTCTGGGTCAATGATGTCCTGAGCAAGCTTGTCGAATACTGTTAGACCAACCAATTCTGTTATCTTATCAGCTTTTTATCTGATAATTCTAACGATTGTTATTCTCGTTAGTTCAGCATACCTTTTTATCTGAATTATGTTGATTGATAAATTCTTCTAATTGTTCTTTTGTGTTGCTTGATTTACCATATTGAGAATGAAAATCCAAGTGACATCTTTCGCACTTGGTAATTAACATAAACACCTTCTTCACAATTCAGATAGCGCGAACTCGTGGGAGAATTATATTCTGCAAGCAGGTTC